GCCGTCATAATTCCTCCTATGTACTAATTTCGCTAATATATGAAGTAACAATATCAACAGAACTTGCTGTATTAGATATTGCAGTCAATGTATCACCGCTTTTTAAATTAATTTTTGCACCGCCTTGAATAAGTTCAATTGCCGAATTAGGTGGAATAGATACATCTTTTGCAAGATAGTGATTTCCTGAATTTACAATATAAACATCAACTAAAATACTAGATGCAATAATATTACAACATCTAATACCAATAAGTGCATCATAAGAACTTGCTGCTAAAATAGGAGTAGCTACAGTTCCTATTGCAGGTTTTAAAACGTTTCTAAAATTTTGTGCCATATTTTTTCCTTTCTTATAATGCTACCGCCATTGCTAATGCAAAGCCTGTACTTGCAGCTCCTACCGGTACGGGAGGTGTTGAAGCATCTAAATAAATTGCTTTACTTGCAGGCAGTGTACAAAATACATCTTTAGTACCACCTGAAAAAACTATTTTAGCTGTTGTTCCAGCAGAGTTATCTAAAACAGTATCTCTTTGCAACGTTGTTGCATTAGTTACAGTTCCTACTCCTACTTCCCATTCTGCTACTCCTTGATTAACAATAGCATAATAAGTTGTATTTGTTGGAACGATTCCAGTATTAAAAGTAATAAAGTTAACAGCTGCTACTCCTGCTAAAGTAATGTCTCCATTACCAGTTGTTGTACTTGTTTCTTTTACTCTGTCGTTTAAAACTAACGCCATTAATTTTTACTCCTACGGGTTGCCAGTTATACTTAATACTGCATCTAAACCAGTTACTACTGGTGGGAAAGAAACTGTAAAGTCTCCAGCCGTTGATGTAATATCAGCACCAAAATCTAAAATTGCTACTAGATATTGTAAAGCTGTTGCTCCACCAGGATCAACTCTTTTATAAATTACACCATATCTTGCTGTAATTGTAGAAGATCCCCAAGTAGTATTAGCCCAATCAACATAACTATAATTTCCTTGTTGTCCAACTGTTCCTGTATTTAAAGCATTACCATTCGTAGTATATCCAGTTCCAACTGTACCAACTTGATTAGCTGTTGCCGAAGTATAAGACGTATCACCTACTGCGTAAGGTGGTGTGGGTCCTCCTCCATCTGTAAACAAAGCCAGATAGTAAGTTCCTGTTCCTGTTCCTACTGTAGTAAAATCATGGAATCCTTTTAAAATTCCTTGTTTGAAAGCGTAAGGTACTACATTTGCCATATTTTTTTCTCCTTAATAATTATTTTGTTCCGTAACTTGATGGCGATTTAGATTTTAATTGTTGACGAATCATGCCATCTTCATATTCATCTCTGCGTCTGTAACCGATTTGTTCAGTTGCGTACGTTGTAAGTGCATTTTGATAAAGCCCTTGATAGTATTGTATCATATCTGTCGGACCTTTCAAGTACCCATATGTATTTACCAAACATCCATACAAAAGTAAATCTTGATATTTATTTGATAAATAAGTTCCATTTGTTGAGGCAGGTGTTCCCGTAGGATTGACTGCATCTGTAAGACTATAGGGTTCTCGATTATAAGCTAGAGTAATTGCATAAGTTGTATCAGGAGTAGGAGCCACTACCCAAAAAGTTTCATCCCAATTACCATAATATTTAGGAATCCCTACAGAAGCCGTATTTGGAGTAGAATAAAACTCAGCCATAAAACTAGGATCTCTTTGTTCTAAAAAAGTTTGATTTCCTGCCGCATCTGTTAATTGTACATAATTAATAGATCTTAAATCAGTAGGAATAGTTACATATCTATTATTAACAATTAAATTAGATGTTGCATAATGTGCATTCTGATCAGTGGGAACAGATCTTAAAATTCCATTTTCTGCATTTTTAATAATAGTTGCTAAAATACCGTCTGTTAAAACAGTGCTTCCTACTTCTGTATATCCTCTAATATCTGTTTGTAAATTTGCTAAAGTATATGCCATATTATAATGCCTCCAATGTTACAGGCCCTGCTGAACATGCAGGTCCACCACCTTGCACATTACCTACTGTTGCATTATCTGCAACCTGAAAATAAAAATAATTAACAGGAGTACCAATAGGATCTGTTGTTGTTGCTCCTGATACTGCTCCTGTTGAATCAATCTTGCCTAATAAAATAGAATAGCCTGCTGGAATATCAATATCTGAAACTCCATCAAAAGGTTGAACGGCTGCAAATTGTTGTAAGTTATGTGCATCTGCTCCACCTGCGCCAACAGCTATTACTTGAGGAGCTCCTCTTAATCTTACTTGTGCTCCTTCACTTCTTTGATGATCATATGAATAAACATTAACATAAGTATTACCACCAAAGATAATTGTTTCGAATGGATTAAAATTTAATAAAATAAGTTGAGCTGTAGAATCTCTTTGAACTCTTGGATTTTGTAAAGCTTGTGGATCATTGCCAACTGGCTTAGGTTGAAGTTGTGGCTGCTTAGGTTCATACTCTGAATAATGAACTAAAGATCCATTCCACTCTCTTACCATTTCTGTGTAAGGAAATCTTAATCCTGATCTATCAGAAATTGCTAGTGCTTGTTTACCTCTTGCAAAAACTCCCATTATGACATTACTCCATCTCCATAAAAAGTTTGTGGTGAAATAAATGTAGATGTACCTTGGTTGTCAGCATCTAGCGCTCTTAACATTTCACTTTCATAAATTCTTTCTAATTCCACAGTTCTATCTGGAGAAAATTTCATACTTAAATAATAAGCAAGACCTGACATCATACAAGGATAAAATCTATTAACTACATCTGATGTATTTGTGTAAGCTCCTGGATTTTGTATTTGAGCTAAATAATAAAAACGAAATTGAAAACTACTTGGTGTTGTTGTACTTGAAACACTTGAACTTGCAGTAGCATATAAATAAATACTAGGATTAATTTTTCTTTCTACATAAAATTGTGAAGGTGTTCCTTGTGTTAATTTATTAGGTGTTGCATTATATTGAGATCTACTAAGTTGACTTAAAGCAATATCTGCGGGTGCCGTTGGTGTAGAATTATTTCTATACGCTGCTTCTAAAACAGAACTTATATCATTTGGAAAATTAACAGAGTCAGTTGCAACACTATATTCAGCTTGACCTAAAACTAAAGGTACTTCTGCTAGTTTTACTTTCCATAAATGAACTCCTCTATTAGCCCATTCTTGAAACATAATATTTAAAGAACGTCTTGCGGATCTTAATTGGTAACCTGTTCTTGTTCCTCTTATATTAGTTCTTTCATAAGCTTCTTCAATGATGTCATCAATTTGAGGATTAAATAAATTAGTTACTGTAGAAGTAGGTGATACCGTATTAGCTGTATTACCCATTCCTGAGTGAGCTACACAATAATAAAATAAAGTTGGAGTGGCAATATTAGCTGGAATGATAATAGTTGTTTTACCATTTGTACCCGCTCCTCCAGTAGTTGTTACACCTTGTGTATAAGCAACACCTGCGGGTGTTGCATGAGTTCCGTTTGCTATTATTGATAAAGCTAAAGTATGACCAGCATTACTCGCATCACTTTGATCGAAGACATATGTATTGCCTTCTTTAAGTTGTAAGACGGGGCTAACGGTACCATTAATATAGAATTTATCTACATCTGCACTATATTGGTTCGTACCAGTTGCAACCGTAACTGTGTAAGTAATAGTCGCCATTATAATCCTTAATAATTGTTATAGTATTTCAACCACTCACAAATTAAGGTACAATCTGAACCATCATTTACGGACGCGGTTATATTTACTAAAACGTCACCATTGTTATTAGCTGATGCTAAAACTAAAGGATTTCTTAAACCACCGATTGTAGACATATCAAAACTATTATCATACGCTAAACCCATAGCTAACTGACCTCCAGTGTTGGCATTGCCAGATGTATTCCATAAAAGTTCTATAGGTCCCCCAACATTTGCTGCTGTTGGAACAGCACCTTGTCCTGTGGATACACTATACCAAATTTTATTTAAAGCTACTTGAGTACAAGCTTGTCCTACAGCATTAGCTGTTAAAGCTGATACATCAACAAAAGGAATAACTTCTGCTGTTGCACCATCGCAAGAAACTGAGATTATATTGATTAATTTTTTAGTACCATCAAATTGAATTGTTGGTCCTACTGTTGTGTTCGCCATCGTTTTTTCTCCTATTAGAGAGTGGGGTCATTACACCCCACTCAGAGTTTATTATTAATTAAAAACGTTTAGTTGTTGTAAGTAGTGACAGTTGATAAGCAACTCACCTTGAGTAGCGTCTGCTCCTGCAACTTGTCCAACAATCATTAGTTCTTTATCAATTTCGCCAGTGCATGTCGATGCTGCTGGTGCAGAATCACTATGACTAACATTTAAATGATTATTAATCATCGCAGCCGTAGCATTTCCACAACCTGTTAAAGAATTGTATACAACACCTGTGTTCACAGTTAAATCAGCTACAGTTGTAATTGAAAAATAATCTGCGTCAACACCAATAGTGCCTAATACATTTTGTGAACTTGTTCCAAATCCAAAGACTGCTGATGTTCCAAAATCAATACCGTGATTGTCAGGTACTGTACCTGTCAGCAAAGTAATTCTTGAATCTTTTGGAATAACAATGTTATTCGCTAAGTTTCCAAGATTGATTAATTGACCGTCGCCTGCACAAGAAGTTTGTCCTTGTGGAGTAACGTTCCATTCAGATCTACAAGGTATGTAGAATGTTGAAACAGAAACTGCTGGATTCCATCCAATATTCATTGGTCCTACTAAAGGAGCACTGAAAGTAATTGAATATACCCATGCATATACATTAGCTGATAAAACAGTTGCAGCGCCTGCTGGTCCTGTAATCACTTCTGTTTGGTAAACACCATTTACATCTTCGCCGAAGACAGTCATACTGATTGCACCATTACTTCCTACGCCAGTTTCTGTAAAGGATAAAGCACCACCCCATGCACGTCCCGCCACTCTAGAAAGAGCAGACGAAGCGCCTACTACTGTAGTTTGTGATGGATTTACGTGACCTGAGTAATAGTTAGTACCCGTTGATATTGTTACACTTGATACACCTACTGCATTTCCTGCTGGAGTTGCAATACTTGTTGCTTCTGCATTTAGATCGGCGTAATTAATGTTAAATGTTTGTGCTGTTTCTACAAAGCCAACATTTCTTACATTAGTTCCAACAATCGTTCCTGTTGTATTTCTGATAAATCCCGATGTAATCGGACCAGAAAAGTTTGTTTTTGCCATATTTATAATCCTCCTAGATTATGTGAACGCAGTCTCTAGGCCGTCGACTATACGCGTCTACGTTCAATATTAATTAAATGTATAGTGTGGTAAATATACAACACATTTGAGTTGAGTGCAAGAGGTCCTATAGGAAATGTGCGATTTCAGCGTTGTAGCGTTTAATTAAGTAGCTACAGAAACTTGTGGAGCGGCGTCTTCAATAGAATTGTACCTGTGTGCAATTCTAGCTTCTTCAAGCTTAATGTCAGTGATGATTTGTTTAATCTTGTCATCAATTCTGACCATGTCAAGAGTATATCTATCATTATCTAGATGCTCCTGTTGCCACTGTAGTTCCAAGGATTTCTTTTGTTTGTAAAGGTCCTGGATCATAAATAACCTCCTCATAAGTTATTCTTTTTATTCGGCGATCTAATGTTCTTTCACCGAGATAATCCCATTTTATACTGTTTTCTCCTAATTTGTCAAGTATAGCTTTTTCTACCGCTATAGCATTATCTTCAGCTAAAATTTCAAATTTAGCATGATAATTGAAGGCCCAGATATTGATTAGAAGTTTTTTCATTTTCACACCTTATCATAAAAAAAAGGGGCTCGAAAGCCCCTTTTTTAGTTACTTATTTAATTAGCATCCTGGTGAACCGTAGATACCTCTAGGGTCTGAGAATCCGAAAACGTATCTCTCTCTAGCTTTGTATCTAACATTACCAGTATCGAAATCACCTTCCATAGTCGTTTTGATAGGTGCTCTCGTGAAATGTTTAAGACCATTTGGTACATCTGTTTTAACAAACCAAGCATCTGTATCAGTTAAATAATGATTAACTGTATAACCTTGAGGAATCATCCCCATGTTTTTGATTGCATTGATGTCGTTATCAGCTGTGCCTACTCTACCTTGAGTATTTAACAGTCTGTCAGCAGTAAATTGAAGCGCTGAAGGAATTACTAATTTCATTCCTCTTGCTGCAATTTTTAAGCCTCTTTCATCAGTAAACGCTGCGATGTCAATTAACGATTGTTCTAAAGAAGTTTCGTTAAGATCTGATGCAGTCGCTAATGTATTAGAGAAGCTTCCCGCTAATGTAGGGTGAGCTGCGCTAAATAAAGCAACGCCGTCTCCACCTGCAAAAGCTGCATTGAAACCATTGTTCAATACTGCTGCGCCTTTGATTTGTTTAGTGTTTGCCATAGATCTTGCTAACGCTTTTGTATATCTAGACGCAAGTCTGTCATACAAGTTATCTTCGATAGCTTCTTCTGTGATTGCAAACGCCAAGGCGATTGTTTCATTTGTGTAACGAGCCGTGAAAGTTTCTTGCGCATCGTCGAATTGAACGCCTTGACCTTCCGGTTTAACTGTCGCATTTGCGAAACCTGATAACATTACTTCTTCTTCAAAAGCTCTGTCAGATGATTCCGTATCAAATATTTCAGCTGCCTCGTTAGCATATTGTCTGTACTCCAGTCCGAATAGTGCATTCAAACCTGGTTCTAGTTCTTTAACTAGCTGTGCTCGTGATATTGCCATGTTTTTATCTCCTATTCAGATTAGTTGTACAATGCTGACGCTGGTTGAATAGTCACAATTACATCTGCACCTTGTGATAATAAATCATTTTGGTTTGGAATGTTTGCGCTTCTTACCATTGTAAAAGCATTGTTTGCGCCTGATCCAGCTATATCCAACGTAGTTCTAGACATACCGTCTACATTTGTTGGAGTTAGTAAATCAACGCTGTTAACGTTATAAAACGTGCCCGCTGGGTTGAATAAAGCTTGAGCTGCTGCTGTAGTTGCACCTAACAGTGCGTCTGCTCTAACTGTGTATTCTTGCATTGGGTCCGTAATAACAAATGCATCAATTTCATTTGATCCAGTGTTATAATTTGTTGATGTTACAACTGCAGCAGTAACTGAGTTTGCCCATGTCGGTTTTCCAGTAGAGTCAACATAAAATGCTCCATTGAATACACCAACAAGTAAACCAATATTTGCTGTGTTGTTTGCCCAGCCTACTCCACCAGTAATGCCGTCATCCATTGTGCCTTGTGCTGCGTCTTGCAGATAACCATCTGCTCCTGCTGCGGCTTGGATATTAACGGGATCACCTTTAAAAGTAGATGTTCCAGGCGCTGTTTGGATTTTAAACTCTGATTGTCCTTGAGTTGCTGGAGTGTTTCCAACAGTCATAGTAGATCTAAGTCCAAAGCCAACTGTGTTTGTATTAGCCATTGTTTTTTTCCTTTTTAAGTTAATAAAATCGTTGGTTAGGAATTACTAAATAAATAGTTACTTCTTTGTACCACCGAAAGTTACACGAGTCTGCCTTTCACTATTGATTGGCATACTTGGGTGCTGATCCTTAAGAAGATCGTTTTTAATTGCATCGTCTCGATCTTTAGTTTGTTGAGCAAAATATTGCTCACGAGATTGCGCGATTTCTTCGGCTATCCTAGCCAGCACTAGGCCTCCTACTCCAATGACTCCTGCGTACTTTCCTTCTTTCATAACTGGATATTGAGAATCAGGATATTCGTCAGCTCTGACTAATTCCCATCCTTCTCTAAGTTTCCCTGCCATGTTTTTTGTGTCGTCAAAACCTAGCACTTCAACTCTTATCCATCTATGTCTGAACCCGTGGGGCGCAGGTGGTGCATCAAGTGATGAGGGTGGAGTCCATACAGTTTTTTTAGCTGTATTAGCTTTTGTAGAACTCGCACGTGAAGTCTTTATTTTTTCATTTTCCATATGCTTATACTCCTTCCGTGATATTTTTTAATGATTTCGCATACTCTTCGAGTGGCACCCCTATTCTTTTAGCAATTGCTACCTGTGAGGGTGATAACTTTACAGTTTTTCTGCGTCCTGTTGAGGCTGAACGTGTTGCCGATGCTACATTTTGAGTAGGTTTTACTCTTTCTGTAGAAGTTCCTTCTATCTTATCAAATTTATG